GTTCATTAGAGCAAAATGGAGACATAATGGAAGTACAAGATGACTTTGAATTACTATGTTGGGATTTTGTTTCAACACCTTCCAATCCAGGTTCATACATGAAAACACTTAAAGAAGGAAAAGAATATAATACTAATCCATACACTAAAATTAATACAATAGTAACAGAAATTTTATGTGCAAACGGTAATTGCCCAATATTTTAATTATGAACAATTTTGATTTAAAAAAATATCTAGCAGAAAACAAGATATTAAAAGAAAATAAAAATGATGGCTCTCAATATCATATAGACCAAATTTCTGATGACTTAACATATGGTGACTTCCCTACTAGAGAAGATGTAGACAGCTATCTAAATAATATTATAGCAGGAATTGAGAAATTAAGACAAATTCAATATGATGTTATAGCAGATATGGAAAGAGAAGGATTTTAATCATGGAAAACTTTGATTTAAAAAAATACCTAGCAGATAACAAGCTATTAAAAGAAGATTTAGTAGAAAATAATCTATTAAACGAAAATATAGCTGCAATAGCTGGTATGGTTGCATCAACTAATGCAATGTTAGGTTCCCGAAGAGGAATGGATTCAGGTACAGGAGAATTTAGTCTAGGTAAATGGTTTAGAAGTTTTATTGATGATATTAAAATAAAACGAATTGTCAAAAGACTCGCTAAGGACCCAGAGATCATTGATCTTGTAATGAAACATACTAATATTGATAAAGACAACAAAATTATATCTTACTCACATTTACATGGTATTAGAAACATACTAAAAAACAAACTAAAGCCTGAGGAGATGAAGTATATCAAAATAGGTTGGGGCCCATATCTTAGAAAAGCAATGAAATTAAGAGAAGGATTTTAATTCTTGCAACTTTAAAAAATACTTACATACGTATACCCGTAAATATGCCATCGCCCTCATTTATATGGCATTAAAATAACAAAAATTCTATTACGTTTCATAATAAACGTATTTTCCCAAACAAACAATTTAAATTTAGGAACAATGGCAAAACGAGACATTCTCAAAGAAGCTATTGCCGATGCTAAAGCCGTAAAAGAAGTTGCAATCGCAAATGCGAAGGCTGCTCTTGAAGAAGCTTTTACACCTCAACTTAAATCTATGCTTTCTGCTAAATTGGAAGAAATGGAAAAAGAAGATGAACTAGAAGAAATGTCTGACCCAATCATGAGACACGGTATGGAAGGTGACACAGATCCAGAGGAACGTGAAACTGAGTATATGCGTGATAATATGATGGATGAAATGATGGACTCTAAGTATGAAGAAGATGATACCATGGAAGAAGGATCATACTCTAAGTATGAAGAAGATGACATCATGGAAGAAGAAGATCTAGATGAAGAATTTTCCATTGAAGAAATTTTAGCCGAATTAGAAAAAGACACTCTTAATGAACAAGAGGAAGAAGAGGAAGAAGAAGTAGAAGTTGAAACAGAGGAAGAAGAAGAAACCGAAGATGATGATGAATCAGATGCTAAAGAATTAGATGACATGACTGATGAAGAGTTGAAAGACTTTATTGAAGATGTTATTTCTGATATGGTAGCAGCTGGTGAGTTAGAAGCTGGTGAAAGCTTTGAATCTGAAGAAGGCGCTATGGATGTAGACATGGAAATGGATGTGGAAGATGATGAAGAACTTGACATCAATATTGAAGATGATGAAGAAGTTGAAGTCATGGAAGCAGCTATAAACCGTAAAAATCGGACAATAGAAAAAACAAATGGAGCTCTAAGAGAAGCTAAAGCTAAAATTAGAACTCTAGAAAAAGCAAATAAAATCCTATCAGAAAGTAATAAAGAAATTCAATTATTGAATGCTAAATTGCTTTACACTAATAAGATTTTTAAAGCTAAAAACTTAACAGAAAGTGAAAAAGTAAAAGTACTTGGAGCTTTTGACAATGCAACTACAATTAATGAATCTACATTGGTATATGAGACTTTAAGCGAGGGACTTAAATCTAAAAAATCTCACAAACAACCAATTAAAGAGTCTTTAGGTAGAGCATCTAGAGCAACAGGTAACTTTAACAGAACTAAAAAACCAATTATTGAAGCTAACCCAATGGTGGATAGATTCCAAAAATTGGCAGGTTTAAAATAAATTATTTAACTTTTAAAACACAAAAGACATGAGTCAATTAAATTCTCTTTTAGAAAGCTCTGCACAAGGTTGGAAAAACCTTCAGAGTGATGCCGCTAGATTAGCGACAAAATGGGAAAGAACAGGTCTATTGGAAGGTTTGAATGGAGAAGTTCATAAGAACAGTATGTCCATGATTCTTGAAAACCAAGCTAAGCAACTAGTTGTTGAGCAGTCATCTACCAACCAAGGTGGTGCTACTTTTACAGCAGGTCAAGGTGCTCAGTGGGCAGGTGTTGCCCTACCATTGGTTAGAAAAGTATTTGGACAAATTGCTTCTAAAGAATTTGTTTCCGTACAACCAATGAATCTTCCTTCAGGTCTAGTATTTTTCCTAGATTTTCAATATGGACAAGACAAAGAACTAAACTTTGGTCCTGCAGGTGATGTTTATTCAAGCCCTGCTTCAATGTATGGTAATACTAACCCAGGTGCCGGTGTAGATCCTTCAAATGGTCTTTACGGTGCAGGTAGGTTTGCTTACTCTACTAACCAATTCTCAGCTTCATTTACTGCAACTGCAGCTGCTGCTACTTGGGCTCAATTAGATTATAAAGCTGAATTGTCTGCTTCTGCTGCTGCTGGAGTAACATACACAGCTCTTACAGTTGATATGAGTTCAGTTACTGGAAGTGGTAATACTAATCCTGATTTCAAAGGTGCTAGAGCTTTTGTTGCTACTTCAGGATCTGCTCCTGGTACAGTACTAACAACAACTACTCTACTTCCTGAGTATACTTCTGTTAGTGGTGCTAGTGTAACTTTCATCCACCAAGTTAGTTCAGCTTCATTAGCTAGTCTATCAGTAGCTGATACTGTAGTATTGTATAACCTTCAACCAACTGACAACTACAGAGGTGACTTTGAAGATGCTAGTGGTGCTGGTATTCCAAATGCTCAATCTTCAACTGCACTTTCAATTCCACAAATTGATGTGAAAATGAAGTCTGAAGCAATTGTTGCTAAGACTAAAAAGTTGAAAGCTCAATGGACACCAGAATTTGCTCAAGATTTGAATGCTTATCAAGCACTAGATGCTGAGGCTGAGCTTACTTCAATCATGAGTGAGTATATTTCATTGGAAATTGACCTTGAAATTATTGATATGCTTATCCAAGATGCATCAGCTGCTGATGAGTACTGGAATGCTCAAAACAACCAAGCTCTTAATTCTGCTGGAACAGGATACACAGATCTAGGTTTCTTTAATTCACAAGGACAATGGTTCCAAACTCTAGGAACTAAAATGCAAAAGGTATCAAACAAAATTCACCAAAAGACCCTTCGAGGTGGTGCTAATTTCTGTATGATTTCTCCAACTGTTGCTACTATCATTGAATCAATCCCAGGATTTGCTTCAAACGCTGATGGTGATGCTACTAAAGGTAAATTTGCATTCGGTATCCAGAAAATGGGACAAATGAATAGCAGATACGATGTTTACAAAAACCCATATATGACTGAAAATGTTATCTTGATGGGTTATAGAGGATCTCAATTCCTTGAAACAGGTGCTGTATTTGCTCCTTACATTCCATTGATCATGACACCTCTAGTGTACGATCCTGACACCTTCACTCCTAGAAAAGGTCTCTTGACTCGTTACGCGAAGAAAATGATCCGACCAGAATTCTATGGTAGAGTATTTGTTAGCAACACTGCGTTGATATAATAGATCTTAACTTATAAATTCAAAATTAGACCTGGCTTTAAGTCAGGTCTTTTTTTATTCTAATTAGGATTATTAATATTTATAATCAAAACAATGGCTGATTTTACCCTTTTAATAAGAGAGCGAGTATTACTTGAAGGTACTGAAAGAGGAACAGATTATAACTTAACTATATCTAACATTGAAAACATAGATAATAGAATAGTTACAGTTCCATCAGGCAGTGAGACTACAATTTTCAAATATAGTAATTTACCAGGAGCTGGAACATTCCAAACTGGTAGTTTTAAATACGGTAGAATCTCTAACTACTCAACTACAGTTCCTTTAAATTTAAAAGTATCATCATCATCTGAGTTATTAAACTTTTCAATAGCAGCTGGGGGTACATTTATGCTGTCAACAAGTGACATAACAGGTAGCTTAACAAATACATTTACTTATGATGATATAATGGCTGTTTCAGTTGAACCCTCAGGTAGTAGTGCTAAAGTTGAGTATTTTATAGCAACAACTTAATTAAAAAATTATGAATATACCTATTTGGACAGGAACATCAACATTTGCTGTAGGTCAGACACCCTTTGGTTTTTATGACAATGACATAGACTTTCAACAAGATGCAGATAAAGTAGCTGACTTTTGTGCTAGAAGATTAGGTTATCCTTTAGCTGATGTTGAATTACAATCAGGATCATTTTACACTGCTTTTGAGGAAGCTATAACAACTTATGGAAATGAATTATATGCTTACAAAGTAAGAGAAAATTACTTATCATTAGAAGGGTCATCTAATACTGTAAATGCTAATAATCAAATAATATCTCCTAATATGGCTTCAATTGTTAGAATCTCTGAACAATATGGAGTTGAAGCAGGTGTTGGTGGAAATGTTACTTGGTACTCAGGAGCATTAGACTTAGTTAATAATCAACAAAATTATGACATGAATGCTTGGGCCCAAGCTAATGCTAATTTAGCAGCTAATGACAGTATAGAAATTAAAAGAATATTTTATGAAGCACCTCCTGCAATAACAAGATACTATGATCCATATGCTGGAACAGGAACAGGAATGATTGATTTATTAGATTCATTTGGTTGGGGTAGTTACTCACCTGCTATTAATTTCTTACTAATGCCTATAAATTATGACTTACAAGTAATGCAGGCTATTGAATTTAATGATCAAATTAGAAGATCAAATTACTCATTTGAATTAATAAATAATCAATTAAAAATATTTCCTATTCCTAATGGAAGTGTTTCAAAATTGCATTTTCAATATATTAAGAAGTCAGAAAGAAATAATCCATACTCTGATGGAACAGGAAAAGTAACAAACATATCAGAAGTTCCATTTTCGAATCCTAACTACAATCAAATTAACTCAATAGGTAGACAGTGGATATTTGAGTATACTTTAGCAATAGCTAAAGAAATGTTAGGGTATGTAAGAGGTAAATACTCTACAATTCCAATTCCTGATGCTGATGTAACTTTAAATCAATCTGATCTCTTATCATCAGCCTCAGATACTAAAAATGCTTTAATTGAAAGACTAAGAGCTTTCTTTGATGAAACCTCAAGAGATAAATTATTAGAGAGAAGAAAAAATGAAGGAGATTATTTGTTAGATGAATTAAGTAAAGTACCATATACAATTTACATAGGATAATATGGCGTTATACGGTGGGCAAAGAGACATAAGTTTATTTAGGCATCTCAATAGAGAGTTAATGGGAGATGTTATTTCTCAAGAGTGTGTTTACTATAAATTTAAATTAGAAGACACTAAAGTTAACCTATATGGGGAAGCAGCTGGAGCTAAATACTACTACACAGGAATAATTTTAAGTTGCTTAATTCAAAGATCACCTCAAGAGTATCCAGATGATGACTTTGGTGTACAATACTATCAAGCAATTGACTTTAAGTTTTTAAGAGATGATTTACTTCAAAGAAACTTAGACTTCAATCAAGACTTTGATCAAGGTGATTACTTTGGAGCTGACTTAGTTCCTGAAGTAGGTGACATAATTTACTACTATGGAGGCTATTATGAAGTAGATGATGTTATAGGTAATCAATACTTTGTAGGTAAAGACCCTGACTATGATTTTGCACCTAATCCTATTAATCCAGGATTAAGTAATTTTGGTAGTGATTTATCTGTAATTTGTAAAACTCACTACTCACCAGTTGATAAAATACAATTAGAAAAAGGAAGAATAAATGGCTAAAAGATATAGAAAACCTATACCTAAATCTCAAAAAGAGATAGCTGATGGATTAGTTAATCCTTATGATGCTGAAAGAGGTAACCCTAATGATGCTAGGGAAGGGGCTCAGTATCCTCCTACAAATGAAGCTAATGTTGACTTCAATCGCTCAACAAAAATGTCATTTAAAGATGACACAGTTAAGCCATACACAGTTAGTATAAAAGACATTGATGAGTCAATAATGTATTACTTTAATGAAGTTATTAGACCCTATGTTATACAAAATGGTGAAAGAATAGCTGTACCTATAATTTATGGCTCACCAGAAAGATGGAAGTCAGTTCAAAAAGATGGATATTATAGAGACAAAAAAGGAGCTATAATGAATCCTATTATTATGTTTAAAAGAAACTCTGTTGAAAAAAACAGAGCTTTAACTAATAAATTAGATGCTAACAATCCTAACATCTACACTTCATGGCAAAAGTCTTACAGTAAAAAGAATTTTTATAGTAATTTTAACTTACTTAATAACTCAATTCCAACAAAACAATTTATAGCTAATGTTGTTCCTGACTATGTTACATTAACTTATGATTGTATTGTTCAAACTTACTATGTTGAGCAGTTAAATAAAATTGTTGAAGCTATAAATTATGCTTCTGACTCATACTGGGGTAACCCATCAAGGTTTAAATTTAGAGCTAGAATTGATAGTTTTAATATAGCTACCCAATTAGAGCAAGGAAAAGACAGAACAGTAAGAAGTGACTTTTCAATTAAAATGTTTGGTTACATTATACCTGATGTTGTTCAAAAAGAAACAACAGCAGTAAAAAAATACAATGCAAAGTCAAAAATTATCTTCTCATTAGAAACTGACTCAAACCCAGCTAGATATGAAGCTAATCCTCAAGTAACA